ATGGCTGAGAGGAAACGCAAAACGGGGAGTGACTGCTTAGGCGACGTCAAGGCTTACGAGGAGCTGCTCCGAGTATACGGCGCGTGGCTTGGATATCTCTTGTCGCGCTTGGATGAGGGCGAGCTTCGTGTTCAGACGTCCGAGATATCGAAAGGACTTGACGCCGCTTGCGTGAGTGCGTGGCGGGAGGGTGACGAATACGTCATCCGTGTGCAAAAGAAGGATGTGAATGTCAATGGCGGAGAAAAAGAGCAGACTTGAATTTCTCCCGTCGGATATTGCCGCAGAAGACGCGGGGCGGAGTCGTCGCGTCGAGGATTCCATCTATAAGCGCGCACGCGGATACAAGGTAGCTGTTAAAAAGACTTACAAGGTCAAGCGTGTGGAATACGATCCCGACACGGGTAAGAAAACGTCGGAGCGTGAGGAGCTTGCTACGGGCATTGACGAGGTGCATATTCCCGCCGACGTCCGCGCGGGAGAATATTGGCTCAAAAACCGCTCTCCCGAGCGTTGGAGCGAGCATCCCGCAGTACCCGACGCCGATGACGAGAGTGGCGCGGGAATAATTCTGCTCCCCGACGTCGAGACTCCGGATGGAGGAAAAAATGAATCCTGACAAGGTGATTTGGTCGCCCCAGCCCAAGCAGAGGATATTTATGAGTCGGTGGGAGGACGAGGCGCTGTACGGCGGCGCGGCGGGCGGCGGAAAGAGCGACTGCGCCATTGTAGAGGCATTGCGTCAGGTAAACGTGCCGCATTATCACGGGCTTATACTCCGCAAGACATATCCGCAGCTCTCCGACATCATCAGCCGCTCACACGAGCTTTATTCCCGCGCATTTCCCGAGGCAAGGTACAACGACTCAAAGCACGTGTGGTGCTTTCCGAGCGGTGCCAAGATCTATTTCGGCTCGCTTCAGCACGCCTCCGACCGCTTCAACTACCAGGGCAAGAGATACGACTTTATCGACTTTGACGAGCTGACGCAGTTCACGGCGGACGAATACACCTATCTTTTCTCGCGAAACCGTCCAAACGGACCGGGCACGCGGTGCTATATAAGGGCGCAGGCGAACCCGGGCGGTATCGGTCACGGCTGGGTAAAGGCTCGGTTTATAACCCCCGCGCCGCCCATGACAACTATATGGGAGGACGTAAAGGTACGCTTCCCCGACGGACGGGAGGAAGTGCGCCGCCGTTCAAGAATCTTTGTTCCGTCCACCGTGTTTGACAATCAGAAGCTGCTTGAAAACGACCCGGATTATCTCACAAGCCTTGCGGCACTGCCCGAGGCAGAGCGAAACGCACTGCTTTACGGAAATTGGGACAGCTTTGCGGGGCAGGTTTTTACCGAGTGGCGCAACGATCCCGACCGTTACCGCGACCGAGTGAACACTCACGTTATCGAGCCGTTTGCCATTCCCGAGAATTGGACGGTGTGGCGCGGCTTTGACTGGGGGTATACCCGTCCGTTTTCGGTAGGGTGGTATGCGGTGGACTGCGACAGGCGACTTTATCGCATCAGGGAGCTTTACGGATGTGCGGCGGACTCAAACGGAAACGCTATTGCAAACCGCGGTGTTATGTGGACGGCTGACCGCGTGGCAAAGGAGATTCGCCGCATTGAAGCAGAGGACGTAAATCTGCGCGGCAGGCACATCCACGGAATATGTGATCCCGCGGTGTTTGCCCGTAACGGCGGCGAGAGCATCGGCGAGATAATGGAGCGCTCGGGCGTTTACTTCGACAAGGCGGATAACACCCGAATAGCGGGCAAAAATCAAATACACAACCGCCTTGCCTTTGACGGGTACGGCGTGCCTATGCTTTACGTCTTTTCGACCTGCAAGCACTTTATACGTACCGTCCCCGAGCTTGTATACAGTCAGACCGACGTGGAGGATATCGACACCGACGGCGAGGATCACATCTACGACGAGCTTCGCTACGTCTGCATGGAAAACCCCGTGGCGGCGAGAGAGGATAAAAGGAAGGAAAGTCTGTGTGAGCCGCCGCAATATATGCCGTATCTCGTGCGGCACGAATATTGTTGACAGAAAAGAGAATTCGGAGGTGGGGTGGGAATTATGAGGAATGGAGAAAATATGAGGAAAACAGAAACAGAAGGCTATGAAAATACCTATGCCATAGGCAAGGTGGAGCTTCGGGAGGCGCTGGAGCTTTTGCAATCCTACAAGGAGGCAAAGCGGCGCACCGACGAGCGTATATGGGATGAGATGCAGTGGTGGCAGAAGCGCCACGATATCAAAGCGGCGGCAAGTGTCAGTGGGGTGCGCCCCGTGTCGGCATGGCTGTTCAACAGCGTTTGCAACAAGCACGCGGATATGTGCGACAATATCCCTGTCGCAAAGGCACTGCCGCGTGAAATGGGGGATGAGCGAGCGGCGGATATGCTGTCCAAAATACTCCCCGTTATCTGCGACAGATGCGGATTTGAAAAGACCTATTCGGATAATGCATGGTACAAGCTGCGGCACGGAATGAGCGCATGGGGCGTATTCTGGAATTCACGGCTTGAAAACGGACTTGGCGATATCGATATATGCCGTATGGACGTTATGGATATCTTTTGGGACGTGAGCGTTGCCGATATTCAGGACAGCCGCGGACTTTTCATCATCTCCGCCGATAACGCCGAGGGAGTGAGGAGCGCGTATCCTCATTTCAAGGGCGAGTACAGGGACGGAGAGCGCGGCGACAGGGTAGAGGTCATTGATTGGTACTACAAACGCCACCTGCCCGACGGACGAAGTCTGCTTCACTATGCGAAAATATGCGGTGACGAGCTGCTTTACTCGTCCGAAAACGACCCTATGTTTGCCGACCGCGGCTGGTACGAGCATGGAATGTACCCCGTGGTGCTGGACGTGCTTTTCCCCGACGTGAGCGGAAGTACGGGCTACGGCTTCCTTGCTGTGGGCAGAAACCCGCAGGGCTATATCGACGAGCTGGACGGCAATATTCTTGAATACGCCAACACCGTCAGCCGCGCAAGATATTGGGCAAAGCGCTCTCTTGGCATCAACGAGCGTGATTTTCTCAATCCCGACAAGCGGATTATCGAGGTTGAGGGAGATATCGACGACGAAAAGCTACGCCAGATAAAGGTAGCGCCTATCGATTCAACGCTGACGTCTATCCGCACTATGAAAATAGACGAGCTGAAGGAAACCACGGGCAACCGCGACGTGTCGCAGGGAAGCACCTCGGGCGGCGTTACGGCGGCATCTGCTATCGTTGCCCTGCAGGAGTCGGGCAATAAGGGCAGCCGCGACGTGATAATGGGAACTTACCGCGCATACGTTTCGGTGATCACTCTTGTTATCGAGCTTATCCGCGAGTTTTACGACGGCGAGAGATGCTTCCGTATCTGCGGCGACGGCAGCAAGTCTAACCCCTATCAGTACCTGAGCTATACCAACCGCGATCTCAAAACGGTAACGGTGGGCGTGGGTGCTGACGGCGAGGCGTTGTATTACCGTCCCGTATTTGATATTGAGGTCAAGGCGGAGCGCCGCGATCCTCTGACCCAAAGTGCGAGAAATCAGCTCATACTTCAGCTCTACGAGGCGGGAATGTTCAATCCCGAAAACAGCGCCGCCGCGTCGGTAGCACTTGAATGTATGGATTTTGACGGAATCGACGCCACTCGCGCAATGGTGCGCACGGGGGCACGGGCATGATAGACGTATGCTATGCGATAAATGTCGAGGCAGAGAAGTGCCGAATCGAAGCGCACGGTCATGCAGGCTGTGCCGAGCGCGGAGGGGACGTTATCTGCGCAGGAGTTTCCGCGCTGCTGTACGGATTTTTATACTACCTCTCCGAAAAGCACGGCTCAAGCCTTGTGTGGCGCGAAAGCGGCGACAGCCTTTTTATGTGCTTTCCGTCGGACAGCGCTGAGGCGCTTGAGGTGGTAACAGCATCTCTCAGACTTATGGCGGACACCTATCCCGAATACGTTAGCTTGCAAGAAGGAAGGTAAAATATGGAACAAATCACAGAAACCGAAGTAGTAACGGAAAACGAACAGACAGAGCCGACCGTGGAGTCGGCAATTGAGGAAACGGAGGCGGAGGAGATCAACAGTCAGCCGACAGAGCCGCAGACGCAGGGTATTGATATGGAGAAATTTACCCGTTCACTCCTTGATGCTTACCCTGACGCGGATGTCACCGACGAAAGATTGCTCGCTTACGCCGAAGGTCGCGAGCGACTCAGTCCCGTTGACCTTTACCGAGCTTTGAATTTCGACAGCCTTGTTACAAAAGCGGCAAGCACCGCCGCACTTGAAGCCGAATCAAAGCTTATCGCACATATCCGACTTTGCGGAATTCGTCCCGCAGAGAACGGAGCAGACAGACAAAAGGGAGGAAAGAAAACTCCTCCCGTGGCAAGGCTCAGCCGCGCCGAGCGAGCAAAAATTGCCGCAAGAGCAGGTCGCGGAGAGCGCATTGAATTTTAAGAAAGAAAGGACAAAAAAATGAACAACACAAACCTTTATATCGGCAAGGACTACATTCAGCATTTTGCTTCGGGTGAACGTGTAATGGGAACTGCAGGCGTGTCCAATAACAACACTGCCACCGTAACACCTTATGCGGGCGAAGGACTTTCTGCAGAGATGAGGACGTATTACAGCGATTACCTTATCGACAACGCCGAGCCTTATCTCGTGCATGACCTTTTCGCGCAGAAGCACCGTATCCCCACTGGTGGCGGTAAGACTATCTCCTTCCGCAAGTACGATCCGCTGCCCAAGCGTACAACTCCTATCGTGGAGGGTATCACACCCGATGGTCAGGATTTCCACGTCAGCGTAGTGGAGGCTACCGTTTCCCAGTACGGCGGATATATCGAGCTTACCGACCTTTTGATCATGACCGCAGTCGATAACAACCTCTGCATGGCAACAAAGCTGTTGGGTGCGCAGGCAGGACGTACTCTTGATACCATCTCGCGTGAGGTGCTGTCGGGCGGTACAAACGTCCAGTACGGAGAGAACGCCGTATCCGCGCGTCATCTGCTCGTGGGCGGCAAGGAGAGCGGTAACCACTACCTTACCGTTGACTGTATCCGTCGCGCGGTAAGATTCCTCAAGAGTCAGAACGCGGAGAAGATCGACGGCTCCTACGTAGCTATCATTCACCCCGACTGCACCTACGACCTGATGAGCGACCCCAACTGGAAGACTCCCAATCAGTATGCGGATACGAAGCGCATCTTCGATGGCGAAATCGGTAAGATCGAGGGCGTGCGCTTTATCGAGTCCAGCGAAGCAAAGATCTTTCACGCAGAGGATCTTTACGAGGGTCAGCGTACAGTACAGGTTACCCAAGGCATGGCAGACGGAACGCTTTATCTTCAGGGCGACTCGCTTCCCGACAGATGGATCGTCGTTAAAGGCAAGCGCGTATATCACAGCGCAGGAAAGTGCTACACTGATTCCACTAAACAGAATACTGTCGACATGAGCGATCTCACAACCCAAGATACCGTATATCCCGGTGAAGCGGGTGCTGAGGGTCGCGACGTATATTCCACTCTCATCATCGCAGACAACGCATACGGTACAACCGAAATTTCAGGAGGCGGACTTGAGCATATCGTAAAGCAGCTCGGCAGCGCAGGAACGTCTGACCCTCTCAATCAGAGAGCTACTGTCGGCTGGAAGGCGTCCAAGGTAACCACCCGTCTTGTAGAGGCATTCATGGTGAGAATCGAGACCACATCTACCTTTGAGTCGGGCAAGAACTGATAAGTAAATCCCATAAAATTCAATCCCACTGCCGTCTCTGACGGCAGTGGGGAACAGAAAGGAATATAAAATGAACAAGAATACCGAAAATAAAAATACAGCAGAAATTTCCCCCGAGGCATACCTTGAGGAGCTTGTTTCCATAAAGCTTTTCCGCGACGGTGGGCGCTACCGCGACAACGTATACGTTGCCGTCAACGGACAGAACTGCATCATCAAGAGAGGAGAATGGGTAAAGGTAAAGCGTAAGTTTGCCATGGTGCTTGACGCATCCGAGATACAGGATATGAAAACGGCGCAGATGATCGAAGCCGAGGAGGAAAAGTTCCGCACCGCCGAAGCCAAGCTCGCCTGACGGAGTAGGGGTGAGTTTATGACTATCGGTAAATGTATCGGCATAGCCGAAACCATAGCTCCCAATAAGATAGACAGAGAGCTGAAGCTCCGCTGGCTCAGCGAGCTGGAGGGCAAGATATCCGTGGAGCTTTTCAACGCTATGCCTGAGGAGCTGAGCGAGTACAGTGCCGAGTGCGAGGACGGGGTGCAGCTTTACGTCCCGTTCCCGTTTGATCAGATATATTGGATGTACCTCGTAGCAATGCTGGACCTTGCCAACGGCGACAACGTAAGATACGGAAATTCCGCAGGCGCGTTCAATTCAGCATTCGAGAGCTACGCCAAATGGGTACTGCGCAACGGGGCGACGAGGTAAAACATGGACGTTCAGAAAATAACGCTCACAACAGGCAGATTTATTCCTTCCCGCTCAGAGGATCTTGAGGAAAGGATAAACGAGCTTGAAAAATACCTTATGCTGCTTACCGAGGAGCTTGAAAAGTGTTTGGATAACCAAAAGTAAGCAGGAGAAAGGAGAATGAGTAATGTCAAGTAAAACATCGGTGTCCCTGCCAATGGGGATAGCCGCAGACTCAAACGTCAAAAAGAAAACGCAGACCAAATTCGGCGGACTTTGCCGCGAGAGGATGGCGGACGGCGAGGCTATCAGCTATATGGTCAACACCACCTCCTGCGATCATCCAAGAATATCGGCACGGGAGAGACGCAAGCTGTCCTCTGTACGTGCCGTGGCGGGAAGCATGCCGTATAACGTCGCAGTATCGTATAAGGTATACGTTGTAGAGTGCGACAAACTCTATATCTCGGAGTATGCCAGCCGTACCGAGTGCTGTACACTGTACTCCGACTCGGATAAAAGGAACGTCTGGTTCGACAAG